AGGAGCGGATAAATTCTCGCAATCTAAAACCTTATATATTGCGCTCCATAAGGGGCGCATATTTTTAATCCTTGTAAAGCCCCTTAACTCTAGTCAGTGAAGGGGCTTAATCATGTTTATTTTCTATACTGTCAATCCCGAACACGTATATTTCCCCAAAGCATACATCATGAAAGTGTTCAAGGATAAAGGCTACGAATCCCAATGCATCACAACAGTTTCTTTTTATATCTGCAATCCGACTTTGAAGCAAAAGACCGAAAACGAAGCGTATGAATACGGCAGATTGTTTGTTAAAGAACTGATGCATAAGGAATGCAACCGTGAAAGCCTTTGAAGATAAAGCCTTGGCGGTGTCCGCGGACATGGCGGACGCGTTAGCGGACGGCGGGGCTGCGGCAACCGCCGTAGGCTGCCCCCCTAGGCTAATAGGGGGGGAGCAAAATAAAACCCCAAATCCGAAGGGTGCGGAAAAAACAGAAAACCAAGAATTTCAATTCGAGTATTTCAGTCATTTTGTATCGGACGGCAAAGGCAGATTTATAGAAATACCGTTAAGGCGTGGCAGGGATGACGGAGCGTTCATAGACCAAATCACTTTCACGATACATGAAAATTCCATGACGAAAGTAACCGGAAAGGGATTGGTATCAGATACGGAATTCGTTGTCCGGTATAGCGAGCTGCTTGAAGAAATCTTGGGATTCGGCATTACCAAAAAATTACCGTTTAAAGGAAAGTTTTTCTATCAAAGCTGTTATCAATTCGGGCCCGATAACGTCGAATACGGAAAGGTTCATTACGGCGGCCAATGTGAAACGATGTTGGTTGAATTGAACGGTACAGGCTGCATGGCTGCTTTACCCGGTTGGGAAAACCGATTGTATGAATTTTTAAGTAAATGCGTCCGACCCAAAATAACCCGTATCGATGTCGCCCATGATTTTTTCAACGGAGAGTACACACCCGATCAGGCAATGTTAGACCACGATAACGGACATTACGACGTACACAATATGCGGCCAAAAAGCGAATGTCGCGGCACGGCATGGCGCAATGAAGACGGCAGTGGAAAAACCTTTTACATCGGCAAGCGCGGAAATTCAAAATTTACCCGTGTTTACGAGAAAGGCAGACAGCTTGGAGATGTTGATAGCCCTTGGGTCAGGTTTGAGGGGGATATAGAAATACCCTTGGATGTCCTACTTTATTCGGGGTCGTATCTAGGCGGCGCATATCCGATTTGCAAGGAGATTTTTAAGACAGAAGCCAAGCGCATGGAAGTAAAAGTTAAAAACGTTAATCTGATATTCGACGTTAAGCTTTTTCATGCAAGGAATCAAGTCGGCAAGATGGTTAATTTCCTCCGCGATATAGGGTGGGACGATAGCAGGATAGTTGATGAGCTGGTGAAAGGCGTTGAAGGTTATCCAAAAGGTTTACAGCCTGAGCAATACGATTGCAAAAACCAAACGCAGAAATTCCAGTATATCCACGAAGAACAGAAAGCCATTAACGCATTGAACATTGAAACACTGTTTGATGATTTGATTGAAGAGAGAGAATACGCATTTCCTCAAGACAGGGAACGGCAACACATCAAGGATATTGAGTACGAGGAACGTCAAATATCCGATTTTTTAAACAACTGAAGGAAATTGAAAAATGTTTGAAACAAGCCAAGTAACCACATATACCGCCACTTTGTTGGGCGCAAAAAAATTCAAAGGCGAAATCGACGGTAACAAAATCGATTCATGCACCGTCTTGGTAGCCAGCCCCATGCCGTCAAACGGCAATGCCGTGGGCTTTACCTCGGAAAGCATGAAGTTTGGTGACAGCCATAATTTTGAAAAATTGAAAAACCTTAAATTCCCCTGTGCGGTTGATCTAACCGTTGCCATGGAATCAACAGGAAAAGGCTTAGTGCAGAAATTGTTGGATTTCCAAGTAAAGGGCGCAGCACCTAAAGCCTAAGAAAGGCTGAATCATGAGCAGATACCAACAGAAATTTATCGTACAGGAATTGGAAAATCACGAATTCATCTATCCCGATTCGTTTGGCGATATTGGATTTACGTCGAACATCAAATCAGCCGGTAAATATGACAGCTATGAAGACGCTTTTAGCTCGGCATTGGAAGAGATAGGCGGGGAATTTGTAATTTTCGGATTCTACGAAAAAGAAGATTAAGTTTAAGAGGCTCGGCAGGCGGTCTCTAAAACCTTCACAAAGCCCGCAAACACATTTTTTTAAAAATTTCGTAAAGGAAAATATCATGAAATTTATTAACACCTGCCGTAAATACGGCGCAAAACTGGCTGTTGTAACAGCCGCCCCCGCTGGCTTTGGCGGCACAGGCAAACGCAGCGTTGCCCGAAACGGCAAAAAACGCTTTGGAAGCCGCAAAAGCGGACGGTATGGAAGCCGGTTGGATTGTAGTGGGCGTTTTCGCCGCGCTTTTTGTATTTTCCATCGTTAAGAGGGTGATGAAGTAAGGCGGCATGTACTGCCAAGTCGGAAATAAATGTCTTGAGAAGCACCGGGCCGAAAACCTTTATTTCAGCTTGGTAGTACCAAGAATCAAAGAAAACGGACAGATAATCAGGCCGGAATATAACGGCAGCATGTGGAAGATGTCGGACGGTCAGCCGCTAAGGCTTTCATTGGCGGAATGCAGTCCGAAAGACAACCTGCAAAGCGGTCTTGAAACAGGCCGGATAGTATTCGGCGTCCTCGCGTCCGTTTACTTTGTTTCCCTGCTGAAAAAGGTTTTGAAATGATGGATTTTTATTTCTATCTCGGCGTTGCCGTCCCCGTATTAATCGGGGCGGTTCTGTTTAAGGATTGAGCGCATGAAGTTATGGTGTCAAAATCAGGCTTTCAAAACAACCTTTGAAAGGCAGAACCATGAACAAGCCGTTTATCACTCAGGCGCAGTTGGCACTTTATAAATATCAGCCGTCAAGCGAGTATTTTGGGCAATCGATGGCGGTTATAGCGCAATCTGAATTTGTTGAATTTGCGAAGATTAATAAGTCTGAAAATGTTATTGATTGTTTCTCTTTTTTCTGGAATAGAAGAATTAAACATGATATTTGGCTAATCTCATTTCCTGATAATTCGGAAATGGTAATTAAAGAATCCTTGAAAGATGGTCATAAAATATACAAATTTGAATTTTGCCAAATTGTCGATAATTGCAATTTTGATGATGTATTCGTTTGAAGCGAATGCAAATGCAGTAAAAATATCTGAAACTCTTTCGGTTGATACCGGACAAGGTGCGAAAATTCATAAGTTTGTACCTAAAAATAGTAAAACTTATTCATCTGATTTAATAAAAACGGTAGATTTAACACACATCCCCACGGGCGCAAAAGCCCGAATCAACGCCAAAATAACCGCCAGCGTATCCCGCGCCGGCGTATTGTCGGGGGTCGGCAAACTTGTCCGCCAAGGCGCGAAATTCGGCACAAGGGCGGTTCCCTATGTCGAAACAGCCCTTTTAGCCCACGACGTATACGAAACTTTCAAAGAAGACATACAGGCACGAGGCTGCCGATACGATCCCGAAACCGACAAATTTGTAAAAGGCTACGAATATGCTAATTGCCTTTGGTACGAAGACGAAAGACGTATTAATAAAACCTATGGCTGCTACGGCGTTGACAGTTCGATTATGCGCCTTATGCCCGATCGCAGCAGATTCCCCGAAGTCAAACAACTGATGGAAAGTCAAATGGAAAGGATTGCTCGTCCTTTTTGGGATAAATGGAAAGAAGAAATTCCTAAAGATACTGCTTTAAAGTTGCATCTTTCTACTTTTAGTCATTGTGAATTTGCTTGGAACGGCGGCGGTTGTTTTGTACGTAACGGTGATAATTTAATTCATCGAGTTTATTTTAAACTTGAACGCAATCCGAAATACAAAGAAGAAATGGATGCCAAAAAGCCGGAAGAGATTTTATCGTTGAAAGTCGATGCCGATCCCGACAAATACATAAAGGCAACCGGATATCCCGGTTATTCCGAAAAAGTAGAAGTCGCACCCGGAACAAAAGTGAATATGGGGCCCGTCACGGACAGGAACGGGAATCCCGTTCAGGTTGCCGCAACATTCGGCAGGGACGCGCAAGGCAACACCACGGCGGATGTACAAGTAATCCCGCGTCCCGACCTCACGCCCGCAAGCGCGGAAGCACCTCACGCACAGCCGCCGCCCGAAGTATCGCCCGCGGAAAACCCCGCAAACAACCCGGACCCCGATGAGAACCCCGGCACGCGCCCCAATCCCGAACCCGACCCCGATTTGAATCCCGATGCAAATCCCGATGCAAATCCCGATACGGACGGACAGCCCGGAACAAGCCCCGATTCCCCGGCCGTTCCGGACCGCCCAAACGGCAGGCATCGCAAAGAAAGGAAAGAAGGCGAAGACGGCGGGCTTTCGTGCGATTATTTTCCGGAAATCCTAGCCTGTCAGGAGATGGGCAAACCTTCGGACCGCATGTTTCACGATATAAGCATACCGCAGGTTACAGACGATAAAACATGGTCTTCACATAACTTTTTACCGTCTAACGGCGTATGTCCGCAGCCGAAAACCTTTCATGTTTTCGGCAGGCAATATCGGGCAAGCTATGAACCGTTGTGCGTGTTTGCCGAAAAAATCCGTTTTGCCGTACTGCTCGCCTTTATCATTATGTCGGCTTTTGTCGTTTTCGGTTCGTTGGGGGGGAATAAATGCCATTACTTGCCGGCCTGATTCCACTTTTAGGCATACTTCTGAAAATGCTGATTGTCAGAATCATCCTTGCAACAGGTCTGACATTCGTAACCTATGCCGGGTATCTCGCCGCACTGGAAAAGTTCAAAGGCTACACGGCAAATGCGATCAATTCCATGCCTTCCGACATATTGAACCTTCTTTTAATTTCGGGATTCGGTCAGGGGTTGGGCTACCTGTTCGGCGCATTCTCGTTCTTCATTGGTATGCACGCATTCAAAAAACTGACGTTTGTCTTTCCGGGATGAGGTAGAAGCATGATTTATCTGTTTACGGGAAACATGGGGGCAGGCAAAACCCTATGATTTTGAACAACGAAGACGGATTGTTCAAAATGGAATTGGAAGACGGCACGGAGGCAGACCGGCCGCTTTATTTCTGCCATATCGACGGATTGGACAAACGAAAATTCAATGCCCGCGAACTGGCGGAAGGGCAAATCATGTCCGCCCCGCTTCGTGATGTCATACCGGAAGGCGCGGTGCTGATTGTTGGCGAAGCGCACTACACTTACCCGGTACGCGCGGCAGGCCGTCCCGTTCCGCCCTATATTCAGGAACTGACAGAACTCCGCCATCACGGGCATACCGTCATTTTGATGACGCGGCACCCGAGCCAACTTGATATATTCGTCCGCAACCTTGTTTCAAAGCATGTACACCTTGAACGCAAGGCAATCGGCATGAAACAGTATTATTGGTATAAATGCGTAACCTCGTTGGACAATCCGGCAGGCGTGAGCGGCGTAGAAGCCGCAAATTGGAAACCGCCTAAAGAAGCCTTCAAATACTATAAATCCGCAAGCCAACACCAAAAGTTCAAGAAAAAAGTGCCTTGGGCGGTTTGGGCGTTGATTGCGGTTGTAGGGTTTGTAGGCTGGAAAAGTTACGGCATGTTTCAAGTTTACAGCAAAGCCACAGACAGCCGGATTGAGCAGGAAGCGCAAAAAGAAAGCGTTGTGCAGACGATGACGGAGCAGACGGCATCATCAGAAACAGCGCCTTTTGAGCATTCCGACAATCTGAAACCTGAAGACTTTGTGCCGACTTTGCCCGAAAAGCCCGAAAGCAAGCCTATTTATAACACAGTCCGACAAGTAAAAACCTTTGAGCAAATCGCCGGATGCATAGACGGCGGAAAATCAGATTGCACATGCTATTCAAATCAAGGAACACCCTTGAAAGAAATAACAAAGATAATGTGTAAAGAATATGTGAAAAACGGGTTGCCTTTCAATCCTTACAAGGACGAACGGCAAAGGACGGAACAGGCGGCACAGTCCGCGAAAGCGGACAAGCCCCAAGTTCTCGTAATGGGCGGAAAGTCCTAATAAAATTTAATGTACGACAACTGAAGAGCGCGGAAAACCGTTTGAAGGAATCGGCGGCGGAGTCGTAAAGCAGAAAGTTCTTTTTAAAATCATATTCTGAATACTAAATCTGAGGATGTCATGATTCACAAACCAAGATATATCAAAATTGTAGATGAAAACGGGGATTTCACACGTGTTCTCCGTCTCCATAAGTTCCCGGACACGTCGAAAGTTTTTTATTTCGAGCCTATGTTCTGGCTTAAAGATGGTCGGGTTGCCCGGAAAGACAGTTTGTTTGAAGTTGATTACATTTACGGTGCAGACGGTTGCGGGTTCTTGCCGTCAAATTTAACGGAGTTCAGAAAATATTGCCGGAAAAAGCACCAAAAGTTTAAGGACGATGAAGTTTTAGTAAACCGTTACGCGGTCGATTTTTTGGGTGCGAAGGAACCCCCATATGACGACCGCCATGTGACTTCAGTCAAATATTTTGTTTGATAAAACCAAAATCTGATAAAACCAAAATCACAAATTCAGCCACTACACCTCAGGATGGCTTGGGCGGAGCGAAGGGGGTTAACTGCTAGAATGGCTGTTTTTTTTAAAGTGTCTCAGTCCGGAATCGCTTCGTTCGGGGGTTGTAGGTGCAGGAAAATAGGGCGGAAAAAAGGAAAAGGGGGAAGCTTTGTAAAGATTGGGTGCGTTACCCAATCTTTACGAATACCCCCCTTTTCCTTTTTTATGAACTGTTTTTCAATACCGCAAACCCACTAACGGAGTGATTCCGGACTGAGATACGCCCAAAAAAAATCAGACATTCGGGTCGCAACAGCAATCTTTACCAAAACCTGCAACCCAAATAAAATCAGACACGGCAAAGGAATAGCTACCCTTTGCCGAAACCGTCCGGCCTGAACAAACCACAAACTTAAAGTTTGATGACGAGAATAGGCGGGCGGTTTTCTTGTTTGTGAAATTGAGTAGTATCAAAGAACACAGATTCTGAATATATAAGGGTAATCCCATGCGTAACGCCGTAGGATTGGATATATCCAAGCTGACATTTGACGCATCCGCCATGGTCGGCAAAACGGAGCATTCGGCAAAGTTTGACAACGATTCAAAAGGTTTAGATCAGTTTTCGGACCGGTTGAAAAGCTTGGGATGTCAGAATCTGCATATCTGCATGGAGGCAACCGGCAATTATTATGAAGAAGTTGCCGACTACTTCGCGCAGTATTACAGCGTTTACGTAGTGAACCCGCTGAAAATAAGCAAGTATGCAGAAAGCAGGTTCAAGCGAACCAAAACAGACAAACAGGATGCAAAACTGATAGCGCAGTATTGCCGGTCGGCGCAGGAAAGCGAGCTTGTAAAGAGGCAGAAGCCTACGGACGAGCAATACAGGCTTTTACGGATGACCGCAGCATACGCGCAAATCAAAAGCGAATGCGCGGCAATGAAAAACCGTCATCACGCGGCAAAAGATGAAGAAGCGGCCAAAGCATATGCGGAAATCATCAAAGCCATGAATGAACAGCTTGAAGTTTTAAAGGAGAAGATAAAAGAGCAGACGGAGAAGCCTAACTGCAAGGAAGGCGTGAAGCGTCTTGAAACCATACCGGCAATAGGCAGAATGACCGCAGCCGTATTGTTTCATCATCTAACATCTTCGAAATTTGAAACATCAAACAAATTTGCAGCGTTCGCAGGCTTAAGCCCGCAACAAAAAGAATCCGGGACAAGCGTAAGGGGAAAAGGCAAACTGACCAAGTTTGGCAACAGGAAATTACGCGCCGTCTTGTTTATGCCGGCCATGGTCGCATACCGGATAAGGGCATTTCCCGACTTCATCAAAAGGCTGGAAGAAAAGAAGAAGCCTAAAAAAGTCATCATCGCAGCATTGATGCGTAAACTCGCCGTTATTGCGTATCACGTACATAAGAAAGGCGGAGATTACGATCCATCGCGTTACAAATCGGCGTAAATCCCGAAAGGAAAAAAGGCATTTTTTAAATGCCTGCTTTGCCGCGTCTGAAATCCGGTGAATTTTCAAATATTGAAATTCAATGGGTTGAAAATGAATTGTAAAGATGCTGTTGTCAATTAAAGTAGTATCTCGTCATTCCCGCAAAAGCGGGAATCCAGATCATTGGGTAGCGGCAATCTTCAAAAGTCGTCTGAAAAATCAGAAGTTCTAGATTCCCGCGCAGGCGGGAATCTAGTCCGTTCGGTTTCAGTCATTTACGATAAATTCCTGTTGCCTTTCATTTCCGGATTCCCACTTTCGCGGGAATGACGG